AACGGATTTCAACGACTTAATGAGTTACCAGAGTGGTATACGTATCTTTTATTCTTGACAGTTTCTGCTGGATTAGGAATAAAAGGAATAGATAAATTTAAAAATATGAGGAGTAAATAATGGCTGGAATGAAAAAGTCTAAAGCAATGGCTAGAGGTGGTAAAAAATCTAAGGCTATGGCAAAAGGTGGAATTGCAAAAGGCATAGCTAAAATTAAAGGTAAGAATGGTGCTAAAACAAAAATGATGTATGGTGGCAAGAAATCTAAAGCTATGGCTAGAGGTGGCAAAAAAACAAAAGCAATGGCTAGAGGTGGCAAGAGATAATTAGTGTCGTACCTTATAAGTAACGTACCCCATTTTCACTGTTGGGTACGTAGAGAGTTTACTTGCAATCATCAAAGGTATCATGGCGAATTTCTACACGCTATGGTTATTGCAGTAAACACCATCCCAGACCGATCACTAAGTTTTCAAGTTGTATTTACAGGATGTGAATCAGATTTAGAAGACGGTATGGAAAATATACATGGGGGAGCAATGTGGGCTAGGATGCCAATACAAGCTTTGGTAGCCGACATTCCTGTAGATGAATGGCCCACACCCATGCAAGATCATTTAGCACAGCCGTGGGATTGTGAATCAAGACATCACAGTGTTATTGTGATGGACAGAGTAAGTTCTAGTCCGTGGCTTTGCAAAATAGATAATGAGTTTTATAAAGGCAAATATCTATTTACTGTTGATTATACAGATAGTGATATAGCCGATGATCCTGCACAACACAAACAAAGTCATGTGTTATATCTTACAGATGCAGGGGAGTGGACAGGTAATTTAGTTGCATTACCAAATAACAGAGTTCGTGCAACAAGTCCTGCTTTATGGAGAACAGGTGAAGGTCCTCCAGACTTTGCACCATCTCAATGGACACACTCTGCTGAACAACACGAGAGTTATTTAGATCCACATACTACATTTAATAATTTGTATCAGGAGAGTGATTAATGACATGTGAATGTGGAAACGAAAATTGTAAATGTAATAATGATTTAATTCCTAATAAAGAAGTATATCAAACAAATAAAAGGAGAATGGCTTGGGTTTTAATTATACTTATGGGTATTACAACTATACTGACTTTAGCTTTCCCAGACAGACTATCAGAAGCAGAGAGTATCCTCATGACACAATATATAAGTATGTGTGGCTTAGTAGGGGCATATTTTGGTTTTAGTGCAATTAGTGGAAAAAAATAATGGAAACATTTATAGATAGATTACGTGTTGAGTTAGAAACTGATGAAGGAAGAGTAGAATCTATTTATCTTGATCATTTAAATTTACCCACGTTTGGAATTGGACATTTAATTAAAGATGATGATCCAGAGTATGGACAACCTGTTGGAACACCAGTATCTCCACAGAGAGTTGTTGAATGTTTTGAACAAGACATACGTGTAACAATCATGGATTGCAAAAAAATATTTGATGATTGGGATGCCATGAAAGAAGAAGTAAAATTAATCATGGCAAATATGATGTATAATCTTGGATACCCAAGATTTTCTAAATTTAAATTAATGATACAGGCTGTAAGAGATGGTGATCATATCGAAGCCGCAAAACAAATGAAACAAAGTAGATGGCACAAACAAGTAACAAACAGAGCCGACAGACTGATAAGCAGGATGA